AGTCAGTAATTGCCCCGCCACCTATATTAGTGCCACTGGCATTTAAATTACTATTATAGATGGTAAAAGTCTGGCGAGCTATAACTGTGCCTTGATCATTTTGCAAAGCAAAAGGAAACCACTGATTTTCCTGACCCACTGCTATATTGGAAACATAACCTTCGTATCTCTGCTGACTACTATTAAATCTAATTTGTCCATCAACTGGAGATGTTGGTCTAGTCGTAGTGGTACCCTGTGGTATCCTAATTGCCTTGCTTCCAGAAGGGATAGTGGTATTTTTTAAATATCGTGCCATTATACAGATGTCCAACTCACAGTAGCTACTACGGAATTATTTGCGCTTACATTAGCCTGAATACAATTCCCATCGCTTAGTATAATTTTTTCTACATCTAAAATTAAAGTGTCACCTGAAGTGATTTCTGTGTTACTATAGATAATACAATTAGAATAATCTACATTGGCCACATTGGTATCATTGGTATCAGTAACATAGATATTAATATAAGAAGTAGTGTTACCTTTATTACAGAAGTAGGCTACAACGACTGCGCTGTCTCCCGAACTTGTATATACTACCTCTTTGTTGGTGGTTAATGTTTTTCGTGAAATACTCATTTTTATTCCAATTTTTAAAATATGATACTGTAGACCAAGGCCTTGCGTCTACTTATTAATTCGCCTTGCACGCCGTCATTGTTAAAGTAAATGCCAGTTCCACCTGTGGCACTATTAGCTGTGTTTGCTGCTAGTGTAACAGCATTAGCCACTACTACAGGTAGATTAGTTGCACTTACATTACTGAAACCCAAGCTTAATGTTGAGTTCGCATTATTAAATAATAGGTTTCCTGTGGAAACAACCTGAACGGTTCCAGATACATTGGCGTAATGCAACATATTATAGAGATTACCTGCTGGTAATCCAATATCTCTCCAAAGAGAAGCATTGCTTGTATTGCTGGTAATCTTCCAGGAATCCGAGGCTTCTACCCAGGCCAAGGCTGCATTACCTTCAGTCACACGATTGACAATAAGAGAACTGTTTCCACTATACTGTGTGCTGGCATTGGCATTTAAAACAATATTACTGTCAAAAACATTAAGTTGATTGACTTCTGTGGTGTTGTTAATGACAGTTAGATTTACTGTATTAAGCATTCCAGACAGCTCAATATTACCATCAACCTTGAAGTTATTGGTTACTACCACTACATTACCTGTTTTAGCTGAGTTATTAGCAGGGTTAGTGGTATAGATTAAATAATCGCCGTTGGATATACGTTTAACTGCTGTCATCGTGGTTCCTGTGTTATACTTTATTTATCTGCCAGTACAGGTTAGCTGACAACTTGAAGATCAAGATGATTTTGCTAGGCCGTGGCCTAGCAAATATTTGGTATAAAACTTTATATTAGGCTGCGAAAGTGATATTACCCACAGTAGTTACTGTGGCGCCGGAAAAATCGTATCCGTCGACTGTACCCAATGCTTGTAAACGAGCTTGTACATCAGCAGCATTTCCATAGCGAGTGTCCAGCACTGCGTGGATTTGACCGGCTGTGCCCTTGGCTTGGTACATCACTGGGCGCAGTTCTTCCACTGCTAATTTTAGTGCTCCACCGTTGATATTGCCTGAATAGCTGGCTAGGTTAGCACCAGTGTCAATTAATACTGGATATAGTTCATCTGTGACATATAGTGTATTATTGGTTACACCAGTGCCGTTGGTCTTGGTTACTGAGGGCATTTTTAAACTCCTTTAATGTATTTATTTACACAAAGAAAAAGGACACAATAATGTGTCCTTGATCTTGATGCTTTTGAAAATATTAAGCGTTGGTGATTCTCACTGTGGTGTTCAGTGTAGCACTACCCAGAGTCCAACGTACTTTTGCACCGTTGGCGAACTGTGTACCAGTATTTTGAATTAAGGTAGCAGTGCGGCCACTGATTTTCTTTACCCAATAAGTACCGCTCGCGCTGTCAGTGGCCACTATGGCCATTAAACCAGCTGCGTCTGGTGTTCTTGCTACTAGGTTGAATGCACGAGTGCCGTCTTGTGTACGAACTTTGAATCTACGAGCACCCAACTGCTTGATGATATCGTTACCAGAAGTTCTGTTGGTGCTAGAAAAACGAGCCTGTACTGCAATAGCGTTGGTCACTGAGGAAGTCAATGTAGCTGTTGCTACTGCGACGTTGGTGTTAGCGCCAGTGAATGTCAGTGATGGTGCACTGGTATATCCAGTACCGGGATTGGTAATTGTTACTCCAGAAATATTACCAACAACTGCGTTGGCGATTACCACAGTACCAGTGGCCTGTGTACCGCCCTGAATTTGTGGTGCTGAAAATGTAACTACAGCGTTGGCTGATGAATATCCAGTACCTTGTGTGCCCACGGATACTGTTGCTACTCCCTCACCGCCCACGTTGTCAGTGTTGCGTTCTCCGAATAATTTACTATGTAGTGGTCTTCCCATTTGGTTTCTCCTTTATGTTGGGCGTTCTAGGCCTCGCGGCGGGAAACCGCAAAGTCTCTATTTAAATAGAGCTCAAGTCTGAACTGATAGTATTTATCCTTCTTTCATTATTTGATTTGCCGCGATGTGTTTCGGCGTGACGCTCATACCATAGCTCCGATTTAGGTTTTTTCATATAATCGTAGGTCACTCCCTTTAAGGTTTTACTAATCTTGTCTTTAACCCACTGCGGGGTAGCTCTACCAAGTCTCTTTTGTCTAATTAACTCTGCATATTCTTTGCGAACTTTTTCGTATATCGAAGAAGACATAGCTTTTCTTTTTTGTGTTTTATTTTTGGAATTCATAATCCATAAGGCGTACACCATTTTAGATCGATATTGACCTTCGACCATTTTAGTTAATAAAAGATGACAGATATAATGTTCTTTAGCGGAAAGTTTTACTAAATTATCTTTAAAATTTGTTCCGCCTAATGATTTAGGTATAATGTGATGTTTTTCGGTATATCCGACGTAGTTCACCCTTGCTTGAGCGTTTTTAATAATGTTATAATACCACTGAGTGTATTTGTTTTGTAAATACATTTGCTGGGACTCCTCTTAGTCTTAGAGCAGATGGACATTGGCGTGTCGCGATCTGCATTAGTATTTATGAAAATTCAAATAAAATCACGTGAGGGGCACCAATGGGTATTATTAACACTTCGGAATCTATAGTCACTGCGTCACCTTCGTTTATCTTGATGTCATTGATCATTAATTCTCCCTCTAGTACTAAAAGATAGCTATTATTTACTATACAATTTTGATCTAGAAGGCCTGCCCAGATTTCAATTCGAGTATTTTTAAATTCTATGGGGACTTTCCCAAATGTCATATCTTTATTGATTAATTGATACTGTGCTTGTCGATCTGCCACTATGATATTAGGTTCCACCCAAATTTGTAGATACCTGTTATCCTGTTCACTTTCATTACTAAGCTCGTGCCAGATACTATCCCCACACCAGAAATGTTGTATCTGGCCGCGGCTAGCTACGTTATCATTTCCAATGTTGTCATAATGCCTGCATTCTCCCCGAATCATATAATTTAAAATATCAAGATTTTTATGCTCGTGCCAGGCTGTTTTAAACCCCGGTCGTGTTCTATCATCATTGATGGTTTTAATAGGCCCCCAACCTAGATATCTAGGGTCTTGGTAACTCATACAACTAAAGCTACGGTAACTTTGATAGTTGTCTTCACCTAGATGTGATTGAGGTATATACCCTCTTGTATTGGCTGGTCGTATTTGCATCAAGATATTTAAGTCAAGAAAAAAGCCCTAAAATAATTTAGGGCTTTGGAATCGCTAGTTATCAATTAGCAATTGTACTCTAGGCTGCTACCATTGAGCACTGCATTATAGACAGCGCAAGATGTTGAGCAAGCTTCGTCAATGGCATCTTCCATAACACCGTTACGATTCTGGTTAGTGTTTAAATCGTCTGGTGTATCAGTAGCCGCTGTTTCCCAGGCAACAGAAACTGTAAAGTTTTGGCTGTTGGGTGCACTGACAGAATAAATTTCTGCCACTGACTGAATGGCTCTTACTGCTTTAGAATACAGGCTGTTTGAAGCTGTGTAATTAGTTTCTACATCTGTGTTCATATCAACGACGAAAAATACTTGGCGACGTGTTCCTAATTGTGATGTTTCTACTGCCTTGGCGTGATTGGCAGCTACGCTTGTTCCGACTAATGTTGGCATTTTTATTTTCCTTTAAAAATCATATCTTAAAGATATTAATATTATTTATCTAATAGAATTAAAAAAACTAAATTTAGCCCACAAAAAAGGGCCTTGCGGCCCTTTAATGTTTCCCATCCCTACTGGAATTAGCTGAAGCTTAGGTTGCTTACTGCGATTTCTTCTAGGTAATCGCCTGCGTTTCCTAGAGAGCTTGCAGTGTTGGTTAGCTCTACGTAGCCATAACGTGTCATAAAACCAACTACTGGTTCAAAAGTAGTAGGATCTAGAACAACGCCAGAACTCATTAGAGGAATATATGGGCAGTAGAACGCGGCTGCATCAGCCTCGCTTGAACCCTTATAACCAACTAGCACAGGTGTGCTGTCGCTAGCATAGCTATCGACGTAAACACGCATTGCGCCGTTTAGTGTACCAACAAACTTGGTGTTGGTAGGTGCTTCAAATGTACCTTCAGTTGTACGAGCAAATGCTGAAGTTGTTGCGCTCTGTAGTACGGTCAGAGCTGCTGGGCTAACAACTGCCCAGTTACCAGCGCCACGACGTGTACGCTGAGCGATTAGGTTAGCTGCGCGGTTGATAACAACTGCTAGAGCAGCGTGTTCATCACCAACGAATGTAGCTGTACCTGAAACAGCAGCTTGGTCATAGCTGTATGTGCTACCAGCTAGAGCACGTAGAGAACCAAGAACTTCCTGGTCGATCTCAACTGTGATCTCTTGTGCTAGAGCAGCCATAATTTCTGCTTCTACATCGATGCCGTGCATTGACTGTGCGTCTTGAGCGGCTTCAAATGTCCAACGTGCGCTTAATTTACGGGTCTTAGCTTCAACGACCTGTTTTAAGATTTGCACGTTGATCTTACGGCCTGGTTGTCCTTCTAGTGCGCTGGTTGTATCAGCACGACCAGTTGAACTGTTACCAGAGTAAGCAGTTGCAATCTTGAATGGGCTTAGTGCCTCGTCGCCAGCGTTAACTGCGGTGCTGTCGAATGCGTTGGTACCAATGCTTTCTGCATAACGAACACGTAGAGTGTGGATCTGTGCAACAGGTCCTGTCATTGGCTGAACACCAACGATTTCGTTTGCAATAACTGTAGGCATAACACGACGGATAACTGGTAGGATAACACGGTTAAGTGTTGCTACGTTACCTGCAGATGTTGCGCCAGCAGTTGCATTTTCAGCTAGGTGCTTGCGAGTGTTTTCTAAAATTACACCCATAGTGGTTCTACGAGTGCCTTGTAAGCCTTCTAACAGGGCTTCTTTTGTTTCGCCCCAACGGCTTTCTAATAGTGCTTGTGTCATAATTTCCTTTTCTCCTGTTTAGGGTTATTTAAGCCCTGCTAAACGCTTGAGCTCATAAACGTTACTGTCTACTGCCTCAGCGTTGACTTTAGCAGATTTATCACCAGTTACTTCTACACGACTTTCAGCTAGTACTACAGGCTTTTCTGCCTTGGTATTTGCTGTGTTGTTTAGAACTGCTGGTAGATACTTGTCGTACGCAGCACGAAGTTTTTCGGTCTGCACACTCTCCAGAAGCTGACTCATTACTGCCTGCTTCTCTTTGTTCAATGGCTTCAGCAACTCCGACATCGTTTGCTGACGCTGTTGACTCTCTTTGATAATGGAAATTTCACGCTCGCGGCTTTCTACAAGCATAGCCTGTTTTGCTGCCACTTGACGTGCTTCCTCTACCTTTTGTTTTTGTTCTTCCAGTTCTGCTTTTAGCTTGCCAATCTGGTCATTCTCATTGAGGTGAGTAATTGCAAATTCACTAGCAAATGCTTCGAAAAGACGACGACCAAAATTGTTCTCACGAGCAACTTGAATGTCTTCTTTAAGCTGGGACATTTCTTCTTTAAGCTTACGGCTGATGGACTCTCTAACAAGATCAGCACTCTGTTTAACAAACTTAGCCTGTAGATCAGCTAATTTTTCTTTAGCTTCTGCAATTAGGCGAACTTTTGTTTCAACTACTTCTTGCTTGTCCTTGGCAAATTCCTGAATCTCTTCAGCCAGTTGTTTAACTGTGAATTCTTCTAGACGTGCAATAGCATTCTGATATTGTTTACGATCTTGACGCAGTTCCTTGATTTCTTCACTTAGTTTAGAAACTAGGAATTGATCGAACTTAGCTACGTTCTCTTGCATCGCTTTGTTGAAGCGCACACGATCTGCTGCTAGACGTTCTTTATCTTCTGCGAACTCACGAATCTCTTGACTAAGAGTTTCGCTGATCATACGGTCCATTGCTTCAACCATTACACTTTTATCGTGTTCGTATCGACCAGCAAACTCGTGACGCATTTCCGCACGAATTTCCTCGCGAGCTTCATTTAACTTGGCTTCCCAGGCTTCGCTTATGGCTTGCTTGGTGTCTTCGTTAATGATCCCGCTGTCGATCAATGGCTTGAGTGTATCAAACATATGGATCCTTCTCCTTAAATTTTTAAGTCTTTGATGAGGCGAGTTACTTCCTCACGCAAATACTTCTGTACTTTTTGATTTGCCCCAGCATCTTTTGCTATCTCGAGAACCTTGTGACCGTGTTTCATATTCATCAGTCCTTCATAGACTGCTTTAGGATATGCATTGGGCGCACTAGGCTGGGCTACTATGTCTACAGTGACGATATCAAAGTCACTGACGTGTCCCGAACTTTCGTTAACGTTGCCGCTACCTCTGCTCGATACACCTAATTTTACTCCTGATTGCAGCATAGTTGTAACTAGTTGCCCCATAGGAGTTGGTAATATTTTCAGTTTACCATAACCATTAGGACCGTCCATCCACATATTTTGAATCATATGGCAAACACGATCTAGGTTAATCTTTAAATCTTCGGGATGATCTAGTTCGCCAAGAACGCTATAACCATCACGAATAACATTGTTAATATTGTCAACAGCTTTACTGATTTCAGGAACTGGGTATACTCGTTGGTTGGCGTTTTTCACACCACCTTGAATAAAAATACCCTGCATATAGAGACTTTTTTCTTTTCCGTCAGCATTGGACTCTGCAAGAACTTCCATCCTTGCAGAGTCAAATGTGAGATGTTCTCTTAGTATGCTCATTAATTACTTGCCTAGTATGCTGTCACCAGCTGCTGGCTTGTTTTCACCGTGTTGTGGTTTCATCTGGCTATCAGCCTTCTTCATACCACCAACCTTGTTAGTGAATTCACCCTTGGTTTTCATTTCTCCGCCCTTGGTTAACAAACCTTTAGGGTCAGCACTAGGGGTGCTATCGCCACCTGGCTCGGTGTGTCCACCTAACTTAGGAGCTTTGCCGCCCATATCGTTCTTGCTGGCTACTGTACTTTTAGTATTAACTTTAGCT